ATCAAAACTAGCAACCCACTCATACATTCCTGGAGTGGGTTCTTTCACATAAGCGCCTATATAGGGTCTATCTTTTATTGAATCTTTTTTAGGAGGAAGTTGTACACCTTTATTTCTTAATTCATTATAAATCAAAGTGTCCCACATTCTAACTTGCGTATAAACATCTGTATAATTCACTTTAGCATCATACGCTAATACAGTAGCCATTTCAATTAGTTTCATTTTATCTTCTAATCGATTCACAAGTTCCACATCTTTTATATTATATTCTATAAATTTCTGATAGTCTTCTTTCCAAAGATTATGTAATGAACCATATTCGGAATAATCCATTTTTCGTTCATTTAATTCAACATGAGCAATATGATCTAATCTATATGATTCTTGATTTTTATAAGTAAATTTTCGATATAGATCCAAATAATCAAGAGTACCAACACCCATAAGTTCATATGCTTGTTGTTGTTTTGCACCCCCAAATCCCATTACAGTTCTCTCACTCACAAACTGCCAAGGCGATAAATCATAATAAAATGGTTCATCAAATAATAAATTCATTCTATTCACAAGATATGGTATATCAAAAAACTTAATATTCCAACCAGTAACAATGTCTATATCTTGTTTAGACCAGAATGAAATAAATTCTTGAAGTAAATGTAATTCATTTTCACATTCAAAATATTTAACATTATTTCTATGGATTTTATATTCACCACAACCAAAAACATAATATGTTCCTTTAAGAGAAACAGTAATTGCAGTAACAGGTTCTGGCGCAGTTTCGGGGTTAGGAAATCCATTTTCTGAACCAGTTTCAATATCAATATTTGCAATTATTATTTTGCTTAAATCATATACAATTTGATCAGGAAAATTATCTGTAATAAAAGTATAATGATAATTGGTATTTCCATAAATTTGAAAATTATCAATACCTTCATATTTTTTTATAAAATCTCTAGTTTCTCTAATATTGCCACATTCAACAGGAGCAAGATAGTTTCCTTCAAGAGTTTTATATTCTGTAGGTTTTGGTGAATTAATGAATAAGGTTGGATTATAATCTAATTTTTTTTTGAAGTGATTGCCGTTAGAATCTATTCCTCTGTAATAGATTTTACCGCCCCAATTTTGAACATTTGTATAAAAAGTCATTTAGTAAATTTATTTTTCCAAGATTTATCGTAATTACTCCTCAAGTTATCTAAATTATTATAACACAATAGGATGTGTTTGTCAATCCATGTTTTTTTATGAGCAAATACATGAAGACCAAATAATAGTTGTAAATAACATTTCCAGAAAAATGCTTTTAAGGCTTCCATGGCAAATACTTGCCCTTTGTGTTTTTATTAATTATTATAGAACTTTTGCGACCTGTTCCATCAGCTTTATAAGAACAATGAACCCAACCACTATTGGGATCACCTTTTGGATCAAAATATTCTAAAATAAGCTGATCATAATCAAGATTATTATAAACCCATTTTGCTAAATCATGATTAGACACACCATTAATTTCAAAATCCGCGGCCTCCCCTTTTGCATGTTGAGATTTTGCGGAACTTCCTACTGCTAAACACAATTCAACTGATCTGTATCCAGAATTAATTCTTACTACTTTTCCAAAATGATCTCTTACGGGTTGCAAAATATTATTACAAACATTTGTCAAATTTATTGCTTCTTCTAAACCAGGGGTGTTGTCTATGTTTTTTCTAATGGCTGTATCTGAAAAGGTCATTTCTTTGAAGGAGAAATTTTTGGTAAGTTTCATTGTATTTAATCCTATAAAAAAAAGGAGGCCACAATCATGACCTCCCTTATCGATTTAAGTTGTTATTGTTTTTACACAACTTTGTGATCAACCACTTTCAAATTATCATCAATAATGTCAATTTTACGAGGTCTTTTTTCCTCAGGAATAACTCGCTCCAACTCAATTTTGAGCAAGCCATTGAACAAATCTGCACCCTTCACAATGACATCATCGGCGATGTTAAATCTTCGGGTAAAAACTCGTTTGGCGATTCCATGATGTAAATAGTCATCACCTTCATTTTCTTTTGGCACGGATTTTACTGTAAGTGTGCCCTCTGTTAGTTCTACATCTAGGTCGTCTTTTGTAAACCCTGCTAAGGCGAGTTCGATTACATAATTGTATTCACTCACTTTCCGGATATTATAAGGCGGATATGCTGTGCCAGAACCACCCGAATTAAAAGCATCATCAAATAGACGATTAAAAAAAGAATCAAACCCTACTGATGTTGAGAGTTGGCGATTGAGTTCTTCTATAGTTTTTGGTACTAAATACATATTATCTCCTATATTAGCGAGATTATTGTTTTCCTCTGCATAAGCCAGAGGATGTTGCTACATGCAACGGATGAGATGCACTTGCACTCTCATAAGATCAATTATACTATTATATATATGATTTGTCAAGGGCTAATTGTTTATAAATTTTTTCCATTTTTGACTGTTTATCATATTTAAATTCATCATATTTTCCATCTTTTTCAACCCAGAAATAAAAAGAATATAATGTTTTAAACGATGTTGGAGTAACTCTACCATGTTGTTTTTCAATACCATCATAGCAAATACTTATTCCTGTTCGTGTTATAAATTCTTCTTCTTCAATGTATATTTTCCACGGTTCACCATAATGACAATGAGATACAGCAATTTCACATGCTGTCCTATCTACATGAAAATTTAATTTACTTTCTTCGAAATACATTCTTGTAAAACAAAAAGAAGGTATTATTTCTTTGTTTAAAATTTTTGAAACACGAGGTGTAATTTTTAAATGAGAAATCATTGTTAAATAATCACCATAAAAATCATATCCTATATAACCATCTTTTTTAATTGGAAAATTTTTTAAAGATGATGTTGCACTTTTAGCATGATCGATCTTATGAGAAAAATAAGTATGACTTAAATCATCATCTATTATATCTTTTAAATCAATAATCATTGTCCCGTAGAACCAAATCCACCATCTCTATTCGTTTTTTGTTTCGGTCGTTTATTTAAAAGTTTAATCTGAAAATCTTCTACTTTACGCAATTCTGCTTGTACAATTCTATCACCATGATCAATTTGAATAGAAGTTTCTGATACATTTCTCATGATACAATTACATTCTTCTACATAATCTTCATCAATAATCCCCGCATTATTTGCAGTAATTAAACCTTTTTTCAACGCATTACCTGAACGAGGATGAACTTTAATATAACAACCCACGGGAATATCAAAGATTATACCTGTAGGAATTAAATATCTCCAACCAGGTAACATAAGCAAACAATTATTTTTTATGAGGGTTTCTTTTTTATGATTATACTGATTGTAAGCAAGTACTTTTGTGTGTGATTTAAGATATGCTTTCAAATCAAAACAAGCTGATTTTCTAGTTGCCAATGATGGTATTTCAACATCATCATGTAAACAGAAAATTCCTAGTTTCTGCACCAATTCAATTGAATTATTCATTACGATTTTTTGCCAATATTATACTTTGGAGTTAGTGTCCATTCTTCTTTTTCGGAAAAAGATAGAATCTTTAATTGATTTAAAGGTAAAATTGGGTCTTTTGTTTTTTCTACATCCACTAACTTAACAAGACTCCATTCCTCTAAAAGATTTGATATTGTATTTCTTCTAGCAACATCGGTCTCTGAAAAATTATAAGGTTTACCATCAAGAGCAAACAATTCTTTAAAATGTACTATATAATATTTACCTTGTTTATGTAAAATGTGGCAAGACTGATAAAGAGTTTTTTCTTTTCTACTAGCAACACCGATACGAGTTAATGTTTCTTTTACTTTTAGAAAATCATCAGGTTCTTTTAAAGTGATCTCTATCATTTCGCCGATATCATACACCATTTAATTCCTTTCACCGCCTGTATTTAATTTTTCTTTAATTAGACTAAGTTCTTTCATGGAATGCAAAGGCAAAACCTCTTTAGCTCTTTGTACATTATATCCATAATATTCTACGATCACCTTGATGTTTTCGTCTTCTTCGGGTTTCATCCACTTAGGAAAACGTTTGTTTCGTCTGATTGTATTTATTAAATAATCAAATTGAAGTTTCTTATCAGTATGGGGCCGAATATTCATTTCATTTGCATAAATGACTGTATCCATTGTATAAGATAGACCTTTATTGACAATGAAAGGCAAGTATTGTTTTTCAACCTGATGATCAATATCATCAATCATCAGGTTTTTTTTACCATAATTAATATCGTTTAAAAAATCAAAAGGAGTCATGGTTTTTTTGGTTTTAATGGTAATGGTGTTTGTATTTTTGAATACATATCATCAGCATTAACAGGAAAAACTTTTAATGTTACATCCACTTTTCTAAATCTCTGTTTTCGTATAATAGTTAAAGTAATCGTATCACCTATATTATATTTGTATATTTCATCTGAAAACTCTAATCCACTATTAGTCATTTCATCATTAATTCCGATAATGGTATCAAATTCTTTTAGACCCTTTGGAAGATTTTCATCTGGTCTTACGAATATACCAAACGTATTCGGAATAAATTCTTCTTTAAGTTTGGGAAACTCTTTTATTATTTTGTTTCTCTGCTTTTTCTGAAGCAACGGCATAATCATAATACCAACTGCTGGTCTATCAACTCTTCCATTAATTATCATAGAGTCAAGAGATTTCTTTGCAATATCGCCCCTAATAGCTAAAGCAATTCCTGCATTTTCAGAAATTTTAGAAATAATTAAAGCATTGATTCCTACAATTTCTCCCATCATATTCATGAGAGGTCCGCCAGAATTTCCTTTATTTATTGATGCATCAGTTTGAATCGCTTTAATAAAAGGATGTCTTGAATACCTTTCAGTACTGGAAATGATTCCTTTAGTTACAGTCCACACCATACCCATAGGATGTCCTAACGCAAAAACATCTGTTCCCGATTTTATTTTTCCTGCATCTTTTGCAAACTCAAGATGTGGAATTGGTTCTTCTTTTCCTATAACTTTAAGTAGCGCCAAATCTGCAAGTGGATCGAGACCTATTACATTTACTTCATAAATTTGCCAATCATCTATATCATGATAATATAATCTGAGATAATTTGACTTATAAACACAATGAAAATTTGTAAGAACATGACCAATATCATCAACAACCACTCCAGAACACAGACCTGTTTTAGAGGGATCTGTATCTGGATCAACATTGGGGCTCATAGACAATAATACTACTGACCGTTTTACCCTTTCAATAACTGATTCAAACTTTAATTCATCTCTAGCTTCTACTAAAGTGATTTTATTTTCTGTAGCTGATATGCTAATCGGCACATATAAAAAAATAATAAAAAAACATATCAAGCTATAATACTTGATGTTTTTCATTTTATCCTTGAAAAATTGTTTCTGGAATTCCTTCTGATTCTTCTTCTTGTTGGTCGGGTGTCTCTGGAGAATCATTTAGTTTTCCTTCTGGTATTGTTATTGTTTTATTATCTGTAGTGAAAAAAGATGGCAGAGTTTTTTGTTCTTTAACGCATTCCATTGCTCTAGTCATAAAAAGATTTCCAACCCATTCTGGATCGTAAACCAATTTTTGATATTCTTCCATTTTGAATTCTTTTCTTATTTTATCCATAACACAAAAACAATGAATTATCATTTGTCTTTGAGATTGATAGTTTGGCATCTGACCAATAAGAGATGGATTACTTAACACAATCCATTTTATAGTGCCCTCATAACAGGCATTTGTTGTATCATATAGTATCTGTGTCGTCCATTCTCTTAATATTACTGTTTTATTGTCTTCAGCTTTTATTACCTCTCCTACGCCCATCAAAATAAAAAACAATCCAAACCAAAATAACAATTGTAGAAAAATATTTTTCATATTATTCCTTAAATAAATTGACATTCTACCATTATCTCTACAAGACAGGCAACTAAATTTAATTCATGATCAGCCGCAAATGCGGATTTATATTGGGAGTCTGCTAAAATTAATACTAACTGAGGTATCGAACTCGTTTGTATATGCGTTTCTGCAATATCATATATTTTTCTGTAAATTTTTTGTGGATCATTATCTAAATTATTAACAACCCATTTTCGTACCTCGTTAAATTTTTTATCTTTCATGTATTTCATAAGTTCGGACAAATCTAACTCTGAAACTTGAGACAAAATTCCCGAATCTATGTTTCCATATTTAGAATATTTTTGAAGTTCGTTTAATACTCGGCGATAATCGGGAAAGTGTTTCATCAACACTTCAGCGACCACTTTCTTGTCGTAATCTACTTTTTCTTGATCTAGGATAGTATAAAGTCTTTTTCCGAAATTCGATCCAACATTTAACTTCTCTTCTTTATTTATACGAAAATCAATTGTTTGGCATCTAGAATGTAGGGGTTCGATAATTCGATTAACATAATTACATGTCATTATAAATGAACAATGTTTTTCGAATTCCTCGATAAAGGATCTTAAGGCGGGTTGTGTAGATTGGGGATTTAAATAATCTGCTTCATCAAGTATAACAACTTTTCTTTTACCATCAAAACTGACAGTTGATGCATACCCTCTAATTTTAGTACGTAAAACATCAATACCAGATTCTTCAGAACCATTTATCATAAGAAAATCACACCCCACTTCATTACAAAGTGCTTTCGCCACGGTCGTTTTACCCATACCAGGACCGCCAGAAAGAATCATATTAGGAATACGACCTTCTAATGATATCTGTTGAAAAAGTGTTTTTATTCTATCAGGAAGTACACATTCTTCGATTGTTTTGGGTCTATATTTTTCAACCCACAAAAAAGATTCACCAAACATTTATTAACCATAATATACATATTAATCTTCATATATAGAATTTGCTAATTCAATAGCAACAAAATATTCCATAACACTATCTGAACTCACAAATTTCGATAATCCCTTTTTTGATAAAGAGACACTATAATTTTTAGACATTAATTTTGTAATATTTTCAAACTTGAAAATAAATTTAAAATTTTTATCAGTTTCACCGACTACTTGTTCAGAAGAAGTTTCATTAGTCTGTGAATCCAATGAAGAAATAGTTATATCAGTACCATTACCTATAATACCTATTTCTGGTAATGATAAAACACTAGCTTGTTTAATTGAAAAATCTAATGCATCAGACTCAAGAAGAAAATTAACATCTTCAGTAGGAAGTACAATTTCTTTTCCTTCTGGGGGTCTTACAACAAGTTCTGGATCACAAACCCAATATTTAACATTTCTTTTATTTTTCTTATCTTCAATAACAATAAACTTATCCTCAAATTCAACTTCAGGATATTCGAATAAAGAATAAGAACCAAGCATTCTTGTTATATCATATATGCCAAAATTTCTTGGGATTTCTTCTACAATATTAGCTTTCGCTAAAATTGCTTTAGTGGGAGCAACTGTTCTGATTACTTTTCCTTGTTCAAAGAAAATGCCATTATTAATATTGGCAAAATTTTTCAAAACAGAAACCGTTTGATCACTTAATTTCATAATTTTTCTCTATTAATTGTTTAATCATCATTATAACATATGCAATAAAATATATCAACGTTTTTTCTTCTTTTTCTTCTTATCTCTTAACGTTTTCCTTCTTTCTTGTCTAGTTGTTTTAATTTTCTGAATATCTTCAATCTTCTGTACTGCTTCTGCTTCTTCATTTACTTTCATTCTAGCTGTTCTTAATTTTTGAGATTCTTCCATGTGGGCCCTAGCAAGGTTGTTTGAAGCATCTATTCTTCCAAGATCGGCCATTGAACCATCAAAAACATATGTTCCAATATGTCCCAATTTCATCCAAGGACACAAGTGGATGGGAATGTCTATGTGTCTTGCTAACTGACAAAACGCATAATCTTCCGACAAATATCGATCAGATTTATTTGATGATCCCATAGGCATATATTGTTCATTATCAATAACTGTATCAAAATATGCATGAATATATCGATCACCTTTAAATTGTTCTGACCTATTATGATCTGGTTTATAATGAAACTGAGGATATGCTTTTTTCCATTTATCAAAAACATTTCTTTGAGCCATCATAAAACCAGTTCCAATTTCTAAAACCTCCACGGGTTCATTAATTTTAAGTTCTGTAGTTCCTTGAACTGGATTGAATACAAAATCTCCCACAAATTTACCTAATTCATCTGGATCTTTATCAGCAACTCCAGCATCAACTGCCTGTACAATTTTCTCCCAAGCAATACATTTTTTACCATAAGGACCACCGATAATGGGTTTATCATCATCACACAAAACTGCAAGAGATAGAACATCTCTCGGATCAAAATGAATATCGCTATCAATAAACATTAAATGCGTAAACTCTTCTGCTCTTAAAAATTCATCGACTAAATAATTTCTTGCTCTGGTAATAAGAGATTCATTAAATATGAAAAAGAATCTACATTCTACTCCATAATTTGCACATAATGTTGCAAGATCAATACACGCTTTTGTGTACATTCCAAAACATTGCCCGCCATACATTGGTGTTGCAACAAATATTTTCTTCTTTCTTAATTCATCAACTTTGATCTCAATTTGCATTATATCTCCACGAGAAAATGATAAAAAAATAGAGGATAAGATTTTACTCTATATCCTCTATTATATATACTGTCAAATAAAACGATTAAAAGGGAGTTTCAGAATCTTCTCCTTCAGCCTCAACAATTTCATCATCAAGAGCCGCTTCTCCTTCATCAGCAGGAGTATCGTTAGGATTGACAACTTCAGCATCAACCTTACTATACAAATCAAGGAAAGCTGATTTTGTTTCTTCATCAAAACGATTAACACACATCTGAATGGATTTCATTTTATCTTTAAAAATAGCATACGCATTACAAATATGAACCAATCGGCGAGTAGCAATGATTTCATCAACACCACCATCATAAAATGTTTTACGAATAATATCCGCCCAATTTGTAAGTTTCTCAACGAATTCTGTATTTTCACAACCAAGAGAAGCAAGAACTGAATTGAGAATTTTTTTCTCAACTCCTACACTAGGATATTCTTGTTCCATAGTAATTGCAAATCTTTCAAGAAATGCTTCATTAAGAATATTTGTTCCGATAAATCGACCGTCATCAGAACCTTTTCCTTTAGTATTTGCAGTAGCAAAAATATTAAAACCACGAATAGGACGAATCCATTGATTTATCTTTTTAATAAAAATTCCCTTACCTTCAAGAACAGGTTGCAAACACATAATTTTATTTGATGCAAGATCGACTTCATCAAGAAGCAGAATAGCACCCCGTTTCATTGCTTGAATAACTGGACCATCTTGCCAAACAGTTTCACCATCTTTCAAAAGATAGTGTCCGAGCAAATCATCTTCATCAGTTTCAATAGTAACGTTAACACGAAACATTTCACGATTAAGTCTTGCACATACTTGTTCAACCATGAATGTTTTACCGTTACCAGAAAGACCTGTTACAAAAGTTGGATAAAAAATTCTCGATTTGACAATTGATTCAACATCTTTACAATGTCCAAATCTGACAAAATGAGAATCTTTATCTGGAATAAAAGATTCGGTTTGTACGGGAAATGGAATCACTTTAGATTCCTTTTTTTCTTCGATATTTTCACTAACAACTGTTTGCGCTAATGCATTTTTCACAGAACCATCAAGTTGGGGGATACGATATACACCTCTAGCAACTTTATATGTCTCGTTTTTCTGCACCCATGCAGTACTCACACCAAGTTGTCTTCCAATTGCTTTCAATTCCGGACGAGAAATTTCGTCTTCATAACCAGCATCAATAACGGCTTGAACAAGGGCCTTTTGATTCACGTTCATATTTTCTCCATAATATAATTAAATAAAAAATGAAAGATGAAGGTAAATAAATTCGCCGCCACTAAATTACACCGTTGCAGGCACCAGAACATTTCCAGAAGGAAACCATTTGCGAATTTCCTCCATCTTTCACTACTATTATCTCAAATCCACGCCTATTTGTCAAGACAATTCTCGGTTTAAAACCAGATTTTTATCATAACTCATGCAACCATTTCTGCAAAACTTTTCAAAACAATTCTGTTAGTAAGTTTGCGTTTATTGAAATTTTTAAATGCTTTAGTCAATTGACTTTTTGAAGCATCTTCACTAACAACAAAATCTTCATTTCCAACATTTAAATCTTCACCATCTTTAATGTAATACAATTTATCGTAACCAAGATAATTTGAAGCAACATATGACTTCTCTCTTTTCCAAAGTTTTAAAATTTCAGCAGAAGTTGGAGCATCCTTTGTACCCCAGGAAATATCCTGACTTATGTATTTAAATCTTCTTCCAGTTAAGAAAAATCCCAGAATATTAACTTTACATCGATCTTTTAAAATTTTATAAAAAGTAGTAGTAGACATTCCACTTCGGCGACCTCTGGAATTATAAGTTTTTTTGCTGACAGGATCAACATAATATGTGTCTCTTCCTCTACTATCAAAATATTCTTTATCCAGTTCACCGTCTTCATTAGCTTTCCAATATCGAGTATTAGTATGGGATTCACCATCAGTAAGAAAAACTGCATTTACAATTTGTACACGGTTTTTCTTTTGAAATTCAGGAACTACTTCTAATGCCGCAATAATTGCCGAATCAAGAGGAGTCCCACCCAACTCAAAATGATATGGATTTGCATATCTAAAATCATAATAATAATCAGGAACATATTTCATCTTCAATTGCATCATAGATTGCATAGCATAATTCATTTCTGAAGTTGACATTGAACTACTGAAAAGATTCATTAAATGCAAAGTAGAATTAGAGATCATATGTTTTTCTTTTTGAAAGAAAACTCTTTCACTTTGTTTTTCTACCGACTCATCTTCATTCAGTTTTTCTCCGTTTCCGTTCATTGTCCTAATACTACGATCAGTAAAAGCATACACCTCAAAAGGAATATTTACTTTTTTACAAAACAGAACCAAATTCAAAAGTTGATCAATAGTACCAGCTAAATTGGAGTGCATAGAACCAGACCAGTCTATGAATAAAACAAGACCATGATTTTTTCCAGAAGCAATAGTTGCAACTTTTTTGAAAAGATTATCATTATATTTGTAAGAATGAATTGAAGACATATCAAGCAAACCAGTTTTTGAAATGCTGGTCCTTTTATATTCATCGGCCCTCTTTCTCATTTCAAATTCTTTGACTAAATAATCTACTGTTTTTGAATTCTTACTTTTGAATTCTTTCACCATAGTTTGGGCAATAGAAAACATTTTTTCATAACGTTCATCTTGAAACTTGGGATCTGAAAAAAATTTGCGAGTCATCCCATATAATTCCTTATGAGGAACAATTATTTCCTCCAAATTTGCTTTTGGAATTGTTACATAGTCCCAAATTCGTTCAGATTCTTCATTTAAATCTTTTGCTGATTCTTGCCATGCTTCATCAGTTATAGATTTTGGCTCAAATTTCCGATCATCCGAAATTCCACCTTCAAGACCAGAAGTTATTTGACCACCCGTTTCTTCACCCTTATCTCCACTTCCGTCTTCATCTTCACCTTCGCCTCCAGCAGAAGCATTTTCTGATTCTTCTTCAGATGATGCAGAATCTTCTTCAGAAGATCCTTCTTCCTCTTCAGAGTCTAAACTGTTACCTTTCATTCCCGACTTGGCATCATCACGTTCTTCCTCTTCATCTTCTTCCATCCACTCAAGCGGAGAATCTCCCATTACTTCAGGTTCTTCTTCACAACCATCAAATCCTTCACACATTGAAGATTCAAAATTAGAAAAATCTTGAAAATCTGTTTGACTTTCATTTTCTTTTGAATACTCAAAAAGTCTTTCAGTAATATCATAAATTTCTTCAAAAGTCTCTGCATTATCAATTTCAGTAATGTAAGGACTTTCTATTTCATTAAACTCAATACCAGCAGATGCACCGATTTTATAATGTAAATTAATTCTATCAATCAAATTTAATGTACTCAGATCACGATCTTTTGTTTGAAAAAAATTCTCTGATACAAGTTGGCGATAGCCTTCAATCATCGGCTTTGAACCACCTGGATACTTTCTTTTTATCTTTTTCTCAATTCTAGCATCTTCCACCACATTAAGATAAGACTTGAATCCAGGACCCTTCGCATTCTTTTCAGAATGTAGTCCTTTCAAAGGAGTCCAGAGTGCATGACCAACTTCATGGAGAACCATCAAATCATAAATCGGACCACTCATATACTTGAAAATTGGTAGACGAATGACCCGATTTTTAACATCAAATGATGCAGTTTGATAATTTCCGTGTTCTACAGTAATGTTCTCAGAAGCAAGAA